AAGAGTTACATTCGTATCAAAGACTTCTGCTACAAGTGGAAACTGTGGTCTGTAGAACAAGACTTGTTGTATGATGTAAAAGAAGATCGTGTCGTATTTCCTGTGGTACATAACAATATCATGGTGGACGCAACAGGCAGAGCACTAGGAAAAAAGTTACCTAAGTGGAAAAGATATGGAAAAAACCCCTTGCCATACGTATCTGGATGTGGTAAAACTGGGGTAGTCGTTGAGGACTGTGTGAGTGCAGCTATTGTAGGTGCGACAGGCGGTTCTGGATGCTCAGAGGGTGGCGTATATGTCGGGGTAGCAGTGTTGGGTACGTCACTCTCTGAGGTACATAAGAAGTACTTATCACAGTTCGATACGATTATTATTGCACTTGACCCTGACGCACTACCGAAGACGCTACAATTTGCTAAAGAACTACGAGGTTATGTAGACAATGTAAAAGTTTTACGTTTGACAGATGATCTTAAATACCGTAACCCTACCGACATAAGAAACTTAAACACACTAGGAGAAACATAAATGGAATTATCATTAATACGAAGCTTGATGGACAGAGAGTTCTACGATGAACATCGTGGTGCTAAATGCCCTGACAGATTATTTAGTAAGGATGTTCGTAAGATCAAGCAAGCTATCGACAAGGCTATGGATCGTTATGAACGTACCGTTACACCAGATGAGATTGAGGCACTGTTCATGTCAAACAATCCTACCATGACAACAGCACAGAAACAGGCGTATGGTTCTTTGTTTAACCAGATCAAACGTGAGTCACCTATGGGTGGTGACATAGCACAAGAGGTGCTGTCTAAGCTGTTCCAACAGGTAGTAGGTGAGGACATTGCCAACCTTGGATTTGACTACGTGAACGGTGACAAGAATAGTCTTGAGCCACTACGTGATTTGCTTGAGCGTTATGGTGATGACTTCACACCTGACCTACGTATTGAGTGGGATGACATTGAGATTGACACGTTGCTCAACATGAATGACCTTGAGTCACAGTGGTCTTTCAATTTACCAAGCCTTACTCGTAAGGTGGAGGGTGTCAATGCAGGTCACTTGATTGAGGTGGGTGCTAGACCTAACACAGGTAAGACATCATTCCATGCCTCTCTTATCGCTGCTCCTAATGGCTTTGCTCATCAAGGTGCTAAGTGTGTTATACTATGTAACGAGGAAGCCTCACACCGTGTTGGTGCTAGGTATCTTACAGCAGCTACAGGTATGACAATACAAGAGGTAAAGGCTAACCCTTCCAGAGCACGTGATAAGTATGAGGCAGTCAAGAAGAACATCAAGATCAAGGACGCAAGTAATCGTGACATGGCATGGGTAGAGTCGGTATGTAAATCGTACAAGCCTGACATTGTAATACTAGACATGGGTGACAAGTTTGCTAGGACTGGTGGCTTTGCTAGACCTGACGAGGCACTGAAAGCTAATGCTATCTATGCCCGACAGATTGCCAAGTCTCACAACTGTGCTATCTTCTACATGTCTCAGCTATCTGCTGACGCAGAGGGCAAGGTGTTACTCAACCAGAGTATGATGGAAGGTTCTCGTACTGGTAAGGCAGCAGAGGCAGACCTTATGGTATTGATTGCTAAGAACCCAGTGGTTGACGGTCAGGATGAAGAGGATACACAACGTCATCTAAACGTGGTCAAGAATAAACTGAGTGGATGGCATGGTGTTGTTCACTGTGATTTGGAATACAAGACAGCGAGGTACACAGTATGATAGACGTAACACTTATAGACAGCATGGGCAGTGACCTTACTGTAGTGAACTCTGCTCGTGTTAGTTTCAACAAAAAAAGTGAATGGGATGAGGACAATACACTTACAGTAAGTGATAGTAATCTTATATCATATCTAGCAAGACACAAACACATGTCACCATTTGGTCATTGCTTTGCTACGTTTCATGTCAAAGCTCCTGTGTTTGTGGCTAGGCAGTTAGTTAAGCATAAGTTCCTACGTTGGAATGAAGTCAGTAGGCGTTACGTTGACTATGAACCTGAGTTCTACGAGCCTACCAAATGGAGAAAGCGCAGCAAAGATAAGAAGCAAGGCAGCGCAGGTGAAGTTAAACTGAGTTACAAGGCTATCAGTACACTAGCTAAGAATGCAGTGTGGTATCGTAAAGCCTACAAGAAACTAATTGAAGATGGCATTGCACCAGAGCAAGCACGTATGACACTACCATTATCCTTAATGACAGAGTGGTACTGGTCTGGTAGCTTAGACGCTTGGTCAGATATGTGTAGACTCAGACAGAACGAGGACACACAGGAAGAGACACGTCTAGTTGCTAACTCAGTTAGTATGGACATGGGTACGCTATTTCCTAGCTCATGGATTGCATTACAGGCGTACAGCAGATGAGCGAACAGTACTGTACAACAAAAGGATTAGGATGGGCGTTCCTTGTATGTGCATTCCTTATACTAGGTGTGCCTGTGGGTATGTGGTTGGCATTGGAAGGGGCATCATGGTATGAAAGATTCAGCCTGATGAACCCCATGTTCTAGGAGATAGCTATGGCTGAAATAAAAGAATGGTTTATTGATAAACGCAAAGGAATATCAAAAGAGATACGGCACATGACAGAAGATGAACGTCAACGTGCTAAAGAAAAAGAGGAGGCTAACACATGTACACAGTCGAGTTCGAAAAAGACGCCTCAGTAGTTACATCATTAGATGAGACTGATAGGTTTGAGGATGTAGAGATGGTGATAGGTGAGGATGACACTGTTTATTTAAGACAGTTTGAACCTAACCTAAACGAACATCAGATTATTTACATATCGTATCAACAGTTATTAGATTTAGTAACCTCTTTGAATAGCACAGAGGGAGCGTTCTATGCAAAGCTAAGAGGAGGCACATTACATGACATATGAATTACGAACAAAGACAAAATTATATAGCCTGATGGGGAGGTTAGACCTCAGTTACGATGAAATAGAACATGCACTAAGTTTGTATGCACATAATAAAAGGTTTGACAAAGACCTTGATGATGCGTATAACGTAAACAACGATGACATAATAGACGAGGATTGGGATGATTGGCATCCTAATGATTTATAGGAGAGTAAATGAAACTAACACTCGACATAGAAAACACTGTGACCAAACGGAATGGCAAGCTACACCTTGATCCATTCGAACCAGATAATACAATGGTTATGGTGGGTATGCTAGATGATCTTGGACACGAAGACATTGTAACATTCGATCATTCAGAGCAACAACCTACCACAGAGGGGCGGTACATTGTCCAAAAGAAACTGGATGATGCCGCCCTTCTAATTATGCACAACGCTTCACATGATCTCATGTGGCTATGGGAGTCAGGCTTTACCTACGAGGGTGAGATATTTGACACCATGCTAGGTGAGTATGTGCTACAGCGTGGACAGAAAGAACCACTATCCCTTGAGGCTTGTGCTGAGAGGTACGACCTTGACACTAAGAAACAGGACAGTCTCAAGGAGTGGCTCAAGGCAGGTAAGTCTGTACGTGACATGGATCACACTGAGTTATCTGACTACCTATCTGCTGACCTACATGCTACTCAGCAATTGTATGACCGTTTGCGGATACAGTACGAGGAATGCAACTCACTGGAAGCAACGATCAAACTGACTAATCAATTGGCGGTACACCTTGCACGTATCTATCAGCGTGGGTTTACCGTTGACACAGAAGCTTTGGAAGCTGTGCGTATAGAGTTTGAACAGGAGCGTGTTACATTGACACGTGAACTAGAAGAACAGGTACGTCAGTTGATGGGTGATCGTCCTATCAATCTCAACAGTCCAGAGCAATTGTCTTGGGTTATCTACAGTAAGAAGCCCAAGGATAAAAAGGTATGGGCAGATTTGTTTGAGCCTTACATGCCTGACGCAAACTATCGTTCAATAGTACACAACAACTCTATTAAGTTGTATAAGCAAAAAGCAAAGCAGTGTTATACTTGTAAAGGCACTGGACAGATAAGAAAGGTAAAAAAAGATGGAACACTATACTCCAGAACTAACAGATGCAGCGATTGCAATAACACGGGTTTTACTTATGTTGATAATCTTTCAGCTACTTCTGGGTTAAAGTTCAATGCTCCCACCTCAAAATGGATTTCAGCTAACGGTTTCGCCACAAGCAAGGATAAGCTTGTACACCTTGAAGGCGTGGCTAGATCACGTAATATGCAGGACGCAGTTAACTTCTTACAACGAGTTCGTAGGTTGTCTGCC